TTAGTATAAGGAAAGAACATAACTGGATCTATAAACTGAGCTTGAACTGCTAATGTAGCAGAAGCTACTTGATCATTTATATCAGTTAAAGGATTTAAAACGGCAAAAACAAAAATACCCATCTCTCCATTAGCATAGTTAGTGGTATCTAATGCTCTTTTTTGGCTAATAAAAGGAACATCAAATATCACAGCATTGCCTTCTGAAGCAGAAACTAAGATATGTGGCATACCACTCATTTGTTGTATACTAATGAGATTTGTTGTAGGATTACCTATATTTCCATTAGGATAATAATACACTAGAACTTTACCATATGTAAATTTATTACTAATAACACGTACAGACAAACGAATCCCTCCTTTAAATCTAGCATAATTACTTGTACAATTAACCATGTAAGGTTGATTAAGAATTATCTCAGGAAAAGAAACAACTCCCAATTGCGTACCAGTAGCTGAAGTAGACGTCCATACTATAGTGGCAACTTCATATAATCGTGCTAACTGCTCTTCATAGGTAAATTCTTGCATATTTGTTGTTTGATGTGGTAGTTGATAAGGTCCCATTATTTTTGTATATTCCACAGGTGCTACATCTTCAATATTTCCTAACTGCTCTTCTTGTGTAGTGTTAGGTTCATTAGAAGCACGTTCTGTAAATTGTACATTTCGTCCAGGTTCCACTGCTAATCTAGCACTATGTAAAGTTACTCTGGCTTCAACATGTTTATTTTGTTGATCAAGAGAAACATTTTTGTAGCATCTATTAAATATAGCAGTAAAAGGCAAAAAGCTATTATTTGCCATTTTATATAAATAATGTTCTTTACCAAATTCTTCTTCAATTTTTGTTATTAGTTCATAACCTGTTTTATAATATTCTTCTTTACCATGATGAAATAATTCATTATAGAAAGAATCAAGTGTACTTTTAAAAACTATTTCTTCTTGTTCATCTCCTCTTTTCCAATATAACATTTCTTTAATAGTATCCATATCCAAAGGAGCTAAACATTGAGACATATATAATTTGAAAGAACGACCAAGAAAATTAATTGTTTGCATAGTATCATCAACATCCATATCACTTTTTGTAAAATGTGTGTAAGTCATATTAAATCGTCTTAAAAAATGAGGTGCAAGATCTTTAACTCTAATTCCTGGTACATCTATAGTAATTACATTATCATCACCATAAACGCTCAGCTGAATTTTATCGAAAGGTATATTTAAATCTTCAGTTAATACTGCTAGAGTAATAGTAGTGTTTTCTAAGGAATTAGTTTCTCCTGTACCATAAGTACCTGATGGTTTTCCTGCTTTTACTTGATATAAAATATTTCCAAACAAACGTATAGCATTATATTTATGTTCAAATAATAACTCTCGTACTCGTGCATTAATTGGCCCATCATCATACCATTCATTAATGAAACTAACTACAAATTTTGTTACCCATGAAGGCATCTTACCATCCCAATTTTTAAAATCACCTGCAATTACTGATTGTGCTTTTTCTGAATGTTTAATATATGTACTAAGCCATTCAGAAGAGTGAGGATCAATACCTATTTTACTAGGTGCACTAGATCGTCTTGTTTTCATATATCCATAAAATGCTCCTAAATATTTTCTATCTAAGAGTAAATAATCTAACGGACATATAGAAAACAATCTTGTTTTACCATCTAATACATTCTCTATTGGTCTTGTTTCAGCTTTAAAACAATCTTCCCACACACATTCTATTTGTTTACCTTGTAATAACCTACTTTCAAGAAAACATAAATGATCTAAAAAATCTTGTCTTAAGACAAATGGAATAGGTGCATTTTCTAAGAAATCTATATAGTTTTTCTTATTACGTAAGTCTCCTATGTTAAAAGGATAACCTGTTGAAGATGCAAATCTTATAGAACTAACATCTTCATTAGGACAACCATTTAATACTTGTTCCCAGGATAATAAAAAA